CTAAACGGTGATCCAACATACGTTGACTCGTGGACTGATATTTGTGGTTTTAGTCAATTAATAGTTAATGAACTAGAAGGTAAATGTTGAGGTGCTATCGGTGCGCAGAAAATAAGGACCAAGAAAGATTCAAGCCAGATCAGCCATATTGGTCAAGATGGTGTATTAGATGCCAAGATACACCGCTAAACGAATTACCTAGACGACAAACAGATAAGGATAAATATGACCACCATAGCGTACCATCACGAAAGCAAGAAGATATCATGCGATAGCCGATCTACTAGAAGCAATGTTATTATGTCTGAATCATGTGAAAAGTGGATCTCACGAGATGGAGTTGTGTTCTTTCTAGCTGGCTCACCATGCGATCAAGAGTTGTTTATCAGCATGTACTTTGGCGCAAAATCAGATGTAATACCAGAAGTAACGGCACTTGTTGTCGATGAAGAAAAGGTTTACCGATGTGGCGTTAGCGAAGACACTTTAATGTGGAAAGACCTGAGAGAGCACGGCGATGCTATAGGATCTGGCTGGGAATTCGCACTATCAGCCATGGACTTTGGCAAGTCATCACACGAGGCTGTTGAGTACGCTATGACTCGCGATAGCTGCTCAGGTGGTAAGGTTCATACTTACGATATAAAGCTTAAACAATTCATCTAATTAAATAGCCCTCACATGAGGGCATTTTTTTGCCTGTTATTTGAGGTGTGATTATCCACACGCCAGACGAAGTGGAAATTTTGCGCACTCCTATTACCTATCTGAAATAAATCAAACTATCTGTTGTCATTAATATCTAGTGATGTATAATAACTAATATCAAACACAACAAGGAAAACTTATGAACTGTCAGCAATTGGAAGTAATGAAATTAAGGATTAGCCCAAGCTCAAAGCTTGCAATGATAGCAATGATTGAAAAGCCGTCGGCAAATAGAGAGCAGCTATCATCTTTTATGAACATTGATAAAACTCAGCTTACAGCTACAGCGAAAAGACTTGAGGGAGCAGGGCTTATTACTCAAGGTCGTGACGATAACGGTCATAGGGTTTATTTGGTAAACGTTAAATAAAAAAGCCTAGCGGCTAACTAGGCGATTTAAACACATCTCGGGGGTCATTATAACAATGCATTATTACTCTTTCAATATAGGCGACTATGCTAGCCACACTAGCAGGCTGTCACCAATGGAAGATCTAGCTTATAGAAGATTACTAGACTTATATTATCTTAGTGAGCAGCCGATAACGGGCTGTATTGATGATGTAGCTCGTGAGATAGGTCTTGCAGAATACAAGCAATCTGTTGAGTACGTTTTAACGAAGTTTTTTACACTTGATGAAAATGTTTTTAGACAAAAAAGAATTGATTTAGAAATTAAAAAATACAAATCTAACTCGAAAAATAAAAGTAAAGCTGGAAAAGCATCGGCTAAAGCTAGACAGGCCAAGGCTTCCATTGAAGCAGCAGGTGTTGAACAGGTGTTGAACACAACCACAACAGGTGAGCAACTAAACAATAACCATAAACCATTAACCATTAACCAAGAACCATTAACCAATTTAAAAGATAAAGATAGCACTCCCGTTGTCACGGTCGATTATTCTGCTTTGCAAATGTCAGGCGGTGAGCTTGCCGAGTTAAAGCGAATCAGAAAGAAGTCAAAAGGTGGCACCCTAACTCAAAGGGTGATCAACGGTCTAGCAAAAGAATTTAACACTGCAGTTGATATTGGGTACTCATACGATGAGATTTTAACTGAATGGGAGACAAGAGGCTGGAAATCATTTAAGGCTGAATGGATGAAACCTAAAAATTCTACAAATGGATACTCAGCAATAACTCAACAAAACTTGGAAAACACAAAAGGATGGGCAGACAAATGATAAACACTGACAAGAAAAGATTTCACATGTTAATGCTTGGCGCTGGAGAGACTTACAATAGAAAGATAAGTGATCCGCTTATGGACATTTATTTTAACTCACTGCAGAAGTACGGTATTAATGAATTAGCTGCAGCATTTAGCGCACATTTAGTTTGCCCGGAGTACGGAACGTTTTTTCCAAAACCTGCAGACATAGTAAGAAAACTTGAATCTGATAAGCCATCTATTGAATCACGAGCTGAACTTGCATGGATGACAATAGAGAAAAAGATGGGCTCAGTCGGTGCGTATGGTTCGCTCAAACTTGATGACCTTCAAGCATTAGCCGCAGCGCAATCGTTAGGCTCATGGCGCGACCTTTGTCACACAGATACAGACAAGCTTCAATGGAAACGCAAAGAGTTCATAGAGGCTTACAAGAACTTTGAGAGCACACCTCTTGAGGCATTGCCAAGCCATCTTGCAGGCATGATAGAAATGGACCGCAGCAAGAAAAACGACAAGCCAACATTCATGACGGACTTGGTTAACAAAATTGGAGTTAAGAGATAATGAATAAGATTAAAAGTGTGGCAAGCATATCGCTATCACGAAGTAGCCAAGGCAAGATAAGGCTTGAAGTTAAAGATCATCATTCAAGTGATAGGGTTCTAGAAATTAACATGTCACCCAAAGAGCTCGGTTTGCTAATCACCGGATTATCTGAGGTTAAAGGTGAAATGGAATATTACCAGCATGCTGAGATTGGTAAGGCTCGTAATATTATACGTGAAACTTGCGATAAGGTGTTAATACCAAATGAGCTCAACCATACTCAAGAACAATTAGTCAAAGAGGACTTTGAGTCTAAATACGATGCTGAAATATACAAAATTCAAAGTAATGGCATTGGAACTCAACAGCCATCAGACAAACATCAGTATACAGTTAAGTACTATACTGATGTTGAAAATGTCTTTGATGTTAAACGTTATTATTAGAGGTTAAATAATGGCAGACGTTAATGGTTTTAAAATGGACGACATAATCGATGTTATATCAGAAAGCATGGTTAAGATTGATGTTGAGGAAATGTTTGCGCTTATGAAAGGTGTTGCACCAATCGTAGGTCAAAGGCCAAAGATAGATTTGATTAACTTAATAACTGGTGATGGTTGGTAATTAATCACAAATAAGTGTTGACTATAGTCACAGATTTGATATGATTAGTTATCGAAACAAAATGGGAGCTTAGAAAGATGATTAGAAGCGTATATTACGAACAAGATGAGATACTAAAATCAATTATGGCTCTTTGTGATATTGAACGATTTGACGCTGATGTTACCTATGGCAACGGTAAGTTTTACAGCAGCATTCAAGAGCCGTTATTTAAGTTTGACATATCGCCACAAGTTGATGGCGTGGTTGAATGCTCAAGCGATAACCTACCTTTGAATGACAATCAAATAAATAGCTTAGTATTTGACCCTCCATTTTTAACGTATGTCAGAGCAGCCCGGGAAGGTAACGGTAATATGATTATGGCTAAAAGGTTTGGTGGATACTGGCGCTATGATGAATTAGAAAAACATTACCGGGAAACATTAACTGAAGCCAACCGGGTCCTAAGTAAAAAAGGAATAATGGTTTTTAAGTGCCAAGACATAATACACAACCACAAAATGCATTGCACACATCTTAACGTTATAAGGTGGGCGGAGGGTTTGTTTAGGCTTAAAGACCTTTTCATTTTGCCTGTAAAATCAAGGATGCCAATTCCACAACAGGAAGGAACAAAAAAGAAAGTTCAAAAACACGCTAGAATTTTCCACAGCTATTTTATGGTATTAGAGAAGATATGAAACCAATTAAACAGTATTTATCGCAACACAAATCAACCTATGCAGCAGCCAAGTATCACGAGGTTAAAGCGTTTCAGCTTCACAGGCTATCGGATGCAGGCGCGATAGTAGATGAAACTGGTCAGGTTTGGATTAAATCAAAGACCGTACTTAAACCGGAATAAAGGGCAGCAGCATGAGTAATGCAATGTTACGAGATTTAGCTATTCAGTGCGGACATAGTACGTTTTTAGGTACTCCATGTAATACGTGTGGAAGTAAGTTAAGAATGGTATGTGATCGGTATCATTGCGTTGAGTGCCATAGAAAGCGCTCTAGAGAATATGGAAGAATTAATAGCATTGATCGCGATAACAAAACTCGTCATTGGGTTGCTAAAAATGCTGAATACTTAAAACACTTAAAGGAATCTAAACGATGACAGGTCACGGAAGTAAAAAAGGAATGTCACTGATTAAGCTAGCTAAGCTAAAAGGTAACAAGACATATCATGGTAAATCTTGCAAGTGTGGATCAACGATTAAATTCACTGAAACTAGATGCTGTGCATTATGTAACGGTAATTCAGTAGAGGCTAGAAGCAAGTCGGAAGAAGTAAGCGATGTGTTTGCTATGGCTAGTCGTGCTTTTAAAATTAATAAAATTGGAGCTTAAAATGAAATACATGGGTAGTAAAGCTAGAATTGCAAAGTATATTTTGCCGATAATATTAAAAGACCGCAAAGAAGGTCAATGGTATGTTGAGCCGTTTGTAGGCGGTGCAAATATGATTGATAAGGTTGATGGGAGTCGGATTGGGGCTGATAGCAATTATTATCTAATTGAGTTTTTGGCTGCGATGCAGGCAGGTGTTACCTTGCCAGTAGGAATAGATTTGAATTTCTATAATGATGTTAAAAATAATATTGATAAATACGATCCTTGGATTGTTGGCCTAGTTGGGTTTTGTTTTACATATTCTGCTAAATGGTTTGGCGGATTCATAGGCAACTCAAACGACAAGGTTTGCGTTGGTAGGGATAGAATAGGGGAAAGCTATCGCGCCGCAGAAAAGGCTAAGCTGCAGGTTGCTGGTGTAAAGTTGGTTGGTAAATCATATTCAGATTTAGACATTCCACCTAACAGTATCATCTATTGCGATCCACCATACGCAGGCACAACAAAATACAAAGATGATTTTAACCATGATGAATTTTGGCAATGGTGCCGCGATAAAGTTGCTGAAGGGCATAAAGTGTTTGTTAGCGAATATAATGCTCCAGATGATTTCGAATGCATTTGGTCGAAAGAGATCCAATCAGGACTAAATACTAATTCGACAAAGAAAGGTATTGAGCGCTTATTTGTTTTTAAAGCCGATCAACAATGAAGATCGAAATGATAAAACATGCTGACGGTTATACGCCAGCATCCGACCTTGAAGCGGATAGGATAAAACGCTTCAAGAATGGCGAGCAGTACACCGTTGAGATTAAGTTAACCAGAAATCCAAAGTTTCACCGTATGGTTTTCGGATTCTTTGGGTTCTGCTTTCAATATTGGTCAGCTAATCAAGCTGGACTTGAAAACATGGACGAATACGCGCAGTTAAACACATTTAGAAAGCATCTGACAGTACTTGCTGGATATTTTGATACAACCATATCAATTGACGGTGGTTTGCGCGTAGAGGCTCGCTCACTGGCTTATGGCAATATGAAGCAAGAAGAATTTGAGGCGGTATATTCTGCATTGATTAACGCGGCGATTAAAAACGTATTCAATAACACGACTGATGAACAAATACTAAACAAACTTTACTCATTTTTTTAAGGTGGATTTATGAAAGTTAAAATTAACTTAGATGGTCTGGGGATTATTGAAGGCGATCAAAAAAGATTACTTGAAAACTATGTCGATGAAAGACTTCTAGTTCAAAGAAAACAATATGACGAATACTATGTGCAGCTTGCTGTTTTAGAAATTGATATATATATTAGAGATTTAATGATACTTGCTGAAAAATTCAAAGTTACCGTATTGGAGGGTAGCGTAACAATAGAATGATTACATGCTGAAACCAGTTAGCAATATAAATAATTAATTAACTATATTTATATTGCTATCAACTTATTTTTTATATATGATTTCTGTGTCGGTAATAATTTAGGGTAAACCATGAAAGATTCGCAGTTATACAAAGATACAACTGAGCGTGTACGCAATGCATGTGCAGCAGGAGTTAAGATGACTCACCTGGTGCGTGAAACTGGTGTGAATAGTTTCCGTTTAGGCTCAATCGCCAGCCAAGGTAAGAAGTCGTATCGATTCGAGGCAAACATCAGCGAAGATGAATGCCATGCAATTAACAAAGCGCTAGACGCTATTAAAGAGGCTTTTTAGTATGGAAAAGTTTACTAAAGGGCCTTGGAAAGTATGTGAAAATTCAGCTGGATCAATCGAAGTGTATATCGGTGACAGTTTTACTAACATAAGGCATGATGAGTACCTGTGCATAGGAGTATCCACAGACACAGACACGGACAACCGTGATTGCACAAACAACCCAAAAGCAAAGGCTAACGCACACCTAATCGCAGCAGCACCAGAAATGTATGAGTTTATAAAGTCGCTTTTAGAGTTTGATATGCTAAATGATTCTGACACTATCGAGGTCGAAGCGCTGCTAGCCAAAGCAAGGGGTGAGTCATGTGGGAAATAAACGGACCTATGCGTAATTTTACAGTTGGCAAGCCTTACAAGTCTTTGTCAGAAAATAGCTTCAACGTAGCACTTCGCAATAACAATGACGAAGTGCAGTATGTTGAAAAGAAGCATTTAATAGAAATACCAAAACGCCGATGAATATCGACCATAGAGATGTTGAGGCGATAGCAGGGTTAAAATATAACAACCTTGATGATGCTGCCTTTGCTGATGCGTGGATGATTATGTCTCACAATATTTACGCTAGCATGATAGTCGCGCACGATGTAGTTGAAGAATTTTTAAATAGGACAGTATGATGAGAAAATTAGAGTTTAGACTTTTTGATGCAACATCGAAGAAAATGTATTACATGCCTAATATTGGTGAATACACAATAGAGCAAATTTTTAGATTTGCAGAAACTGATGACCAATACACCAAGGTAATGCAATTCACTGGATTGCTGGATAAAAACGGCACAAAGATATTTGAGGGTGATATTTTAAAAATAAAGTATACAAGCTGTACTGGTGATGTTCATTTCTACGATCCAAAAGATGTTAAGTGGATTGATGAAGCGTGCGGCTTCAATATTAGTCATGGTATTGATTGTGAAGTAATTGGAAATATTCACGAGGGCATTGCAGAATAAAACTAACTATGTAACAATTGCTTTGCATGCTGTCCGCAAGCACGTTCCATTGCTCTTTTAGCCTCACTATGTGGGGCTTTTTTATCCCTTGTTAACGGTGAATGCAGCATAAAATAAACCGGCAACAATAATCCCAATAACACTTCTAATCATCCACTCTCTTCCTTGTCGTATTGGCTCATCAGCAGCTACATACAATTTAAGCTTTAGAGTGTCGGCCTCAAGTGATACCAACCTGGCGCCGTAGTCACTCTCACGCTGTTCTCTTGATCGGTCGCGTTCATCTCGCTTAATATCGCACTCAACCAAACGATTAATGTTAATGGCGAGCTTCTCCATAGTCACGTTTAGCTTTTCGTGGCTAGTCTTGAAGTCATCACGAACAGCTATAAACTCATTCTGTAAGTATTGAACCCTTTGAGCTAATACACGAACATCACTTTCTTCTGTCATTGTGAACGTTTCTCGCAATTTTCTGTTTCTTTATTGTAGCGTAGTAACACTCCACTATGCAAAAAACAGCTTGTATTAGTAATGAAATAGCGTATATGGATAACGGAATCGTCAAGCTTTGCGATAAGGTTTCGCCAGTTAACACCTGTGCAAATAATAACAACATGGACACATGCGGTAATACATTCGTAATTGCCATACAGCCATGTTTCAGTCGTTGCATAGTTGTAAGCGTCCCATATCATTAATCCATTAAACAAAGCCATTAAAAACAACGCCAGCATTGTTTTAAGTTTATCCGTTAATGGTACAGCAAACAGATAAATAATTGAATAAATAAGGTGCAATTGCCAACCGTTGATTAAGTCGTAAATTAGTGACCTAGAAACTATCAGGCAGGATATAAGGCACAAAAAAGACAGCCTTAACTGTCTTGTATTTGCGAATTTAATAGCCACTAAGTAAGCAGCCATAAAGCCAAAGTTACTTACGTTTTGGCTTAGTAGTGCTTCGCTGTTTCGTGCGAGGTTTTTGATCAGCGCTTCCCATAAATATAGATACTCCATAACAACGCCCTTATTGGCTAGTTAATTGTAACACTATTTCTTGAGCCCGTTCAGTATTTGAGTGGTAAAGTAAAACGCCAGGATAATATTAAACGGGTCCGTAATGTTTAGCGCAATAAATGCGGATACATCAGCAGCAAATACAGTACCGGCATTTAGCGTACCGTCAAGATAGAATCGACCAATCATTGATCCAGCTAGCCAAGATAGAATCAGTATCACCCAAACAACCATTATGCTCATAGCAATAAAACGCCTTGCAGGGCTTTGATGCTTAGTTGCATTTTGGTAGTCTAGCACATACTGCGCCTTTTCTTTTGCCGTCCAATCTGTCCCTGCAAGTTTATCTAATATTTTTAACGCTGAATCGGCTACACCACTAAAGCCAAATATTGCCGCTAATTTATCCCACATGTTACACCTCGATTTGATAGTGTGGCATATCAACAAATGACTTCCAATCGCCACCCCAAGTTAATTTAACATCAAGTTCTTTTGCTGCTTGCTTCATTGCCTTAGCAACCAGCCTGAATCTAGCTGTATCATTCCAATCAACTGGATACGGTACAACGTCAACAGCTTGGCCGACAATGTGCCTGCTGTTCATTGTACGCGTGTTACCAGTTGCGAATAATTGCGCCTGCCTTTCCTTTGTGCGCAATCCTTCGATAACAGTAAAATCTACTTCTGTTATCTCAATAGCTCGATTAACAACGCGAACCAAATCAGCATTAACGCTGATAAGGTTTAATTTACTTCTGTTGCCTAGTGCGTATTTCATGTTGATCATCGCCGATATTTAGTCACCACACGCCGAAAAAATATGCGTGTTGCGATGTGGCCGTAAGAAAAAGACGGCTCGTAGAGAACCATCTTTGTGTTGGTGTTTAACCGTGAACGTAAGTTATAGATGAATTACATCTGTTGTCTAGTGTGTATTACATTTATAAGCACTATATTTTATATATTGTCACGTCAACAGGTGTTGACGATGTGCACACAAAGTTTACAAATCCATTTACAACTGTTGGATCGTTAAATCCTAAGCTAGATTCTAGCTCGGTTATTTCGTGCGAGAGTAGGCTGTCGAATATATCTAGTCGATATTTAGCTACTGCTCTATTTGTTGACGTATTTCTGTGCGTTAGATACATAATATAACTCGTCTGCACCTTGACTTTGAAAGTTGTTGGTACTTGTGTATTGGCTACACCTACAATCCTTCTGTTATACTGCTTTCTTGGGTCCACGCCGTTTATAACCATATTTACAGAGTTTGTCGTGATGTAGGTGTGTAAGTCCTCTAACCCCACAACAAGCAGTTTTGTATCCCAAGATGAAACGCTGAAATTATTTATAGATAGATCTCTACAACCAAGCTTTATATTAAGATTTGCTATATCTGCATTATATAGATAAAGGGTAGTGTCCTTTATAGATAATAAGCCATACTCTCCCGAAGGGTTTATTGAGAATACTGTCCCTGGAGCCCCCCACATATTACAACTATCAACAGCTATTGAACCAGCCTCAATCATTGCGTTAGCGCCTGCTTGATTGCGTATAACACCAACCCCCTCATGATGATAGTTGTCAATAGTCAATCCTTTTATATCTTTAAACTCCAAAGCGGCAACTGCTGAACCCTCTGACGTGAGAGTTCCAATGTTAAGCGAAAGAGTCTCTTCAAACACATGGTTTTTGGACGTGGCAATTGAACTGGTTGCTGACAAGCTCTCAACACTAACGGCGTTAATCTGATCACCATAGTGAATCGAGCCGATAACATGGTGATCTTGACATATTATTTTCCCGACCACTGTTAACCAGCTATATGCGAATTTATAGTTAACATCGAAACCTATTATGCGAATGTCTAACACCCTTCCTCTGTTATAGTTAGCGAAAGACACACCAGTTGCAGAGCGTACACCAAAAACCCTCACAGTAAAATTACCTACTTTCCCGTAATTTACAGATGAGTTGTTAATATTACCTATTCGCTCACCAACATCTATAAATGGTTCCGAAAGTGTTGCGCCGCAGTTAATTACTGTTTTGTCTACACCAGCACCAACAAACCCGACATATGGTATATTTTTTAGGTCTATGCTTTCATTGAATAGAAAGGCTCCCTCACCTATTGTCAACGTCTTACCAAAAGCATGCCTGACATACTCCAATGCTCGTGCCTTAGCTGGATCGTTTATTGACGGAGCAAGTCCAGACCCAACCCCGAAATACTCAACCTTCACCTCGCTTGAGTTAAAAATAGATTCAACATACAAATTGGCACCTAAGCTAAATATTGATCCACCATCATCAGTATGAACGCCTGATTTAACAATGCCGCTATTACCCCCACCATCGCCTTTAACGTAATAACCTAACCATATGACCTCAAAACCAGTTAGCAGTGCCATGTCAATTGTTTGACCTGTTGCGTCGATACCAGCTTCTAAATCTGCAACTGTATTAAATTTGCGTGAGTAAATAGCATCATGCCCACCGACAGCGTTTAAGTTAGTGTTTGAATTGTGATCTCTAACATGAACCACTTGGTAAGTTGGCTCAGTTGGAACTGTTCCAGCAGTAGCTGTAAACGGATAAACTCCAACATAAACCCACTGAATCCCAACTGCATCAACCGTAAAGTCACTGCGCTTAGTAAATTCAACCCCATCATCAAACAATCCGACATAAGACCAATCAATATCAGCTAGCAGTTTTGGTAATGTTTTCTGAACCTGACCTGTAACTTGGTTAGTTGCGTAATCAATATCAGCACCACCAGCAACTCCTCCAGCCTTACCTGTGATAGCTTCACTGTGAAATGTATCATGTTTCTTTGATGCTTCTAAATCAGCTACGTTTAGTAAATCTGCCATGTTATAACCTCGTTAATTAAATTTGAAAACCATTACTAAATCCGTCACTGAACGCGCTACCGATTACATCTCCGCCATCGAACAAGTATACATCAGGATGGTAATTGCGACCTGTTATCTTGACCGTTTTATCCTGTTGTGGATCTATTGTACTCGGTACTATCATTTGCGCCAAATGTCTTGCTTCATTACCGAAACTGAACTCAGTTTTTAATGCGCTATTACCTGTATAAATAGCTTCTACTGGTGAGGATAGCATCATAACTGTTCTGGCATTTATTCCAGCAATAACCTGCACGACTTCAACTTTACCATTTCGCTTTTTAAGTTGAATATAGTGATCGTCACCATCAGTAAATTCCACCTCTTGAGATAGCGTTAGCGTTAAACCGTTTTGTGCCACGATATACCCGTCATAAGTTGCAACGCGAGAACCCTTAACAACACTTACAGCTTCACCTGATACGACGTATATACCTTCTTCAGTGGCTGTAAACTCAACTGCTACACGATTAAGTAAATCACGCTGTCTTGCCCTATGCGCTAACCAGTAAGCTTGCTTATAGTTGCGCACACCTTTTGATTCAATCTTGTTTGGATTAATTCCACCATCTTCAGGAATGTAAATCGTTTCTCTGATATTAGTGTCAGGATCAATATAACTAAACTCCACCGAATCCTTTGCATCACTTCCAAATGTTCTAGTCCATTTTTCCTGTCCAACCTTAGACCGATGAGTAAACACCATTGATGGACCAGTTGCAGGTTTATCGAAGAATAAACGAATGTCGTTACCTTCTCGGTAAACTGTGCAGAATATAGCGCTTGCAATAGTTTGGCATATTTCCTGCGCGGTAGTTTTAGCATCATCAAATGTATAACTAAACTGACCAGCTTTAGCATCTCCGAAGTAAGCCTCAATTTCTTCCTGAACTTCCAGCAGCGTATCCATGCTATCGACGCTCATATCTAGATTGCCCACAAGTGGATCTCTCATTAACCTAATTATGGTTTGTACTGCCTGAGTGTTTGGAGTCATAACGGTATCAAATACCCCTCCGCCAAGGTACTTGTAAACCATTTCAGTTGATAATACTTTTAGTTGTGGAGCCTTAATTGATGTGGCTTGTGCTGTAGCCTTGCGCTTTGTATGCACTGTTGTTAAATCGCCGTATTGTGGAGTTAAATCCTCAATCTGACCAAATAAATCATTGTATGTTAGCGCATCGACGACCTGTCCTTCAAAATCCAAATCAAGATTACTTGATCTTCTAAGTCTAGTGCGAACTGATGACTGAATTGGCATTGATACAATTAAGCTCATCCCTACCTCTTCCCGTGTTTTATCGGAAAGAGTTTTTGAT